TGACAAAGATACTGCCTGTGTGCGTCTTGAAATGAGAACGCACACAGGCATTGTCATTTATCACCAACGGTATTCACAATGGTGACGCACCCTTCTGTCAGTATCACTGTATGAAATCAATACAGAAACCAGAACACGGAAGCCTTGAATGGTTGCAGACACGCCACAAGCACGATGGCAAGACAATCGTTGGCGCATCAGAAGTGTCAGCAGTGATGGGTGTCAACCCATACAAAAACATTGTTGACCTAGCGATTGAGAAACTGCAACCACCACAGGTGCGTGAACAGAACCAAGCAATGAAGCGTGGCACATACCTTGAACAAGGATTGCTTGACTACGCCAGCGCGGAAATAGGCAGCGTAATTGTTACGCCATCAACGATGTACCTGAACGGAAGAATCATCAGCACCCTTGATGGTGTCACGAATGACAGCACACGATTGTTTGAAGCCAAGACAACAACAGGTTGGGTGCAAGGTGATGAATGCCTGCCTGAATGGTTCTGGCAAGCACAAGCACAGATGCACTGCACAGAAGCCACCACAGTCACCTTCATTGTGCTTGACCGTCAACTGCGCATCACCATGTTTGATGTGTTGCGTGATGATGAAGCCATCGCAGACATGGTTGCCAAGGTTGAACTGTTCTGCACAGCCATTGATGAAGAACGCTTGCCAGAAGATGTCCCACTATCAGCAGAGCAGGTTGCACAGTTACACCCAACACCAGACGCAGGTGAGATTGAACTAGGCGCAGCAGGTCTTGAACTGGTGCAACGCTGGCAAACAGCCAAAGCCCTATCAAAGCAATACGCAGATGAAGAAGAAGCACTAAAAGACGCATTAGCAAACCTGATACGCAATCATGAATCAGGCACAATTGATGGACACAAAATCATCACCTACAAAGCACAAAGCACCACACGCTTTGACCAGAAAGCCTTGTTGGAAGAGCAACCAGAACTGGCAAAGAAATACCAGAAGCAATCATCATTCAGAGTGATGCGCGTTGTGAAGGGTGCAATATGAGCGATGAACAAACGATGAAAGACCACATTGAAGATTTGATGTTGGAAGTCGCATCACTGCGCAAGCAGTTGAACAAGTCTGAATACACATCACGCCAGTGGCGCAGGTCAGCAGTAGCAGCATTTGAAATGACAGGTGGGTGCATCACTGGTTGCAGGGGTGCTTGTATGTGTACCTGTGGTCATGAGCATTACCGCGCAGCAGTCGCACAAGAACAGCAGGAACAAAGATGAACGAATCACCACAAATCTTCAAAGCATTAGCACTAGTGATGGCTGATGTTGGTGCAGTACGCAAAGCAGAGTTCAACAGCCACCAGAAGTTTTCATTCAGGGGCATTGATGCAGTTATCAACGCAGTGTCACCAGCGTTCCGCAAGCATGGCGTGTTCTGCATTCCAACAGTTATCAGCAGTGAGTATGAATCTGTGCAGGTTGGACAGAACAGAACAGTGATGGGTCACGCACGCGTGATGGTGTGTTACACATTCCACGCATCTGATGGTTCATCAGTGGCTGCAACAGTGAGCGCAGAGAGCATGGACAGTGGCGACAAAGCCACAGCCAAAGCGATGAGCGTTGCCTATCGCACAGCGTTGTTGCAGACATTGTGTTTGCCCACTGATGAAGCAGACCCTGACGCAGACACATTTGAGCGTTCACCAGTCACTGCACCAGCCAAGCGTGAAGAAGCAGTGCGTGTCCCACGCGCAACACAAACACCAGAACGCAACTATGAACCACAACCAACCAACACACGCCAAGCACCAAAACGCAGTGACGCACAAGCAACGCTGATGAACAACTTGTTGCATCAATGTGAAGTTGATGAACAGTTGATTGTTGATTCTTTCAAAGTGAAGATTGATGACATGAATGTGCCACAAGCAAAGACAGTGATTGATGCGCTGTTGCGTTTGAAGAAGGGTGAATCAGAAGTGATGATTGGTGCTGATGGTGTCCCATTCATTCAGTGATGGTGACCGTTTCAAGGTTGCTGGTTTGCGTGGTGTGTTTGTGTATCGGGGTGTGAATCCTGATGGCTCTGTGCGCTGCTTTGGTGGGGTGCAGGGCAGGGAGAAGTGGCGCAGTTTCCCAATATCGGCAGGGCTGAAACCCTTGTCAGATAAGGCTTTGCGCAGGGTAGTTGTGTCCCCTGATTAGTTGTGGTTATTCTGTCTGTATGAACAAAAACGCAAAGACAGCAAAGAACATTCAAGTTGGCGACATGATTGCCCTGATGCACGATTTCCAAAGAAATGCAGATGGCAAAGCATGGTTGCGAGATGAGAATGACAACTTTGTGCCAGACACAACTTCAGCATTGGAACCTGTCTTTCATGGCTATGCATCTTTCATTGCCACATACAAGACGATTGTTGACAAGTCAGTTGTCAAGCAGGGCAATCGCAAGGTCACAATTATTACTTGTGAAGATGGCAGCACATATGAATTGAATGCAACCTATGCATTCATGATGAAACCAGCCAACTGATAAACACCACAGCAACCAAATAACCAAAACCAATCACCAAAGGAAACCAAACCATGAACACCACCAAGCAAGCCAAGCGCAGCAAGTGTCACTTCTGTGGACAGACGATGGCAGAGAAGCCAGTCATCAAAGCAACTGATGCAGAACGCTTTATCAACGAATACTGCGCAGAAGATGAAGAACTGGTGTGGGTCGCCAAAGATGGCAAAGCGATTTGCTACGCAGATGGCATTGCCCACTGCACAACTAAAGATTGGTACGCGTGCCAATGAGCAGACAAGATGACTTGCGATTTACTGGTGCGTACATCGTCACCACACCAGATGAACAACTGCTGATTCACACAGTCAGCGATGGCACTGTGCGTGTGGCAAAACGCAAAGACCCAACAGACACTTGGCAACCGCCAGTGTGGGGCAAGCAGGTTCCACATGAATGACACACAAACAATGAACAGTTGTGGTTATGATGTGTGCATGGAAACCAACACAACATTCACAATCCTCGCTTGGCGTTATGCGTTTGGCGATATGGCACAGCCCTACGCATTCTTTGCAACAAGCACCTGTGACACACCAGAGCAGGCAGAACAACTTGCTGCATCAATGCCAAAAAAACTAAAAGCAAAAGCATTCCACAGGAACCTTGAAAATGATGAGAAGTACTATGTGGTGGTTGATGGTTCTTTCTTCGGAACACGCAAGCGTGCTGGCGTTGAACGATTGAACTTGCTTCTACAAACATTTGACTGCACAGTGTTTTCTCTTGGCAGCAGCCACTATGAATCAATTGAACACCTACAAGAAAACCTGAAGTGATGCAACAGCCAGACTTGTTCAGCATCAGCGATGATGATGCCCTGCCCTATGCAGGCACAGCAGGCTTTGTCAGCCAGCCAGCCAGCGCACAGCGCGCACAGAACGAAGCACGCACAGGTGAAGCCACAGCACGCGCACGCGCTGTTCTAAGCGTCTTAGAAGTCCACCCAACAGGGCTGACATGGAAAGAACTAGCAACACTGATGAACCTGCATCATGGGCAAGTCTCTGGTGCGCTATCCACCCTGCACAAGTCAGGTCATGTGTTCATGCTTCAAACGCAACGCAATCGTTGCCACCCTTACTGCCACGCAAAGCATCGTGTGAACTATCCACCAACAGCACGCATTGATGAACCAGCACAAACCAAAGCAGGCAAACGCAAAGATGACCTAGAACAGTTGCTGATACTTGTGCAGACTGGCATCAAGTTTGGCAGAATCCAAGACAGCGAAATCATTAAACACATCAACGGAATGAGGAACGAATCATGAAGCATTGTGTGCAATTCAGCACAGGCATTGGAAGCGCAGAAGTAGCGCGCAGGGTTGAACAAATCGCATCACCAGAAGATGAACTGATACTTCTTACTGCTGACACAATGGTTGAAGATGATGACAACTGGCGATTTGCTGAAGAAGTAGTTGCAAAACTTCTGTCACCACGCTGGCAATGGGTTGTCTTGCGCGATGGAAGAACACCAATGCAAGTAGGAAGAGACAAAAAAGTTGTACCCAACAACAGGCTTGCTGTATGCAGCAAGGTCTTGAAATCAGAAATCTTGAATCGTTGGATTAAGCACAACTGTGACCCTGACAACACAATCATTCATCTTGGTTTTGATTGGACAGAGCCACACAGATTTGAGCGTTCAGAACCACTGTGGAAGCCATACCAGATTGATGCTGTACTGATGCGTGAGCCATACAGAGAGAAATCAGCGTTGATGCAAGAGTTCCGTGACTTAGGCGTTGAACCACCACGCTTGTATGCAGTTGGCTTCAGCCACGCAAACTGTGGTGGCGCGTGTGTGCGTGGTGGACAGGCATCATGGAAACTGCTTTACCAGTGGAACCCTGAACGCTTCAACGAATGGGAAGAAGAAGAAGAACGCACCAGAACGATGTTGGGCAAAGATGTTGCGATGATGCGTGAAACCGTGAAGGGTGAAATGCGCCCACTGACCCTGCGCCGATTCCGTGAACGAATTGAAGTACAACCACAACTTTTTGAAAAAGATGATTGGGGTACTTGTGGGTGCTTCATGGACAATGAAGGTGAACCAGAATGACACTGAAAGCAATCTCCTATGGTGGTGGCGTTCAATCAACAGCACTGATAGTTCTTGCTGTGCAAGGCAAAATTGACTTTGAAGTTGCACTGTTTAGCAATGTTGGTGATGACAGTGAACACCCTGCATCACTGAAGTATGTGCGTGAAGTGATGACACCTTGGGCTGCATCACATGGATTCCCTGTGCATGAACTGCTGACAATGCGCAGGGGTGAACCAACAACAATCCGCAATGAAATCATGCGTGAAGGTTCCAACCGCAATGTCATTCCTGTGTATGGCGACATTGGCGCACCATTGTCACGCAGTTGCACAGTTGACTTCAAAGTGAAAACCGTTGGAAGATGGCTCAAAGCCAATGGCGCAACCAAAGCAGACCCTGCACTAGTCGCAATCGGTATCAGCACAGATGAAATTGAGCGCGCTGGCAGGGGCAAAGATGAACCAGCACAGAAGCGTGTGTACCCATTGCTTGACTTAGGACTTGCAAGACATTCATGCGCAACACTTATCGCTGATGCAGGTCTGCCAGTACCACCAAAATCATCGTGCTTCTTCTGCCCATTCCACAAACCTTTGTCATGGTCTGAGATGCGCAGAGATGAGCCAGAACTGTTTGAACAGTCAGTGCAGATAGAACGCCATATGAACCAGCGCAACAAAGACCGTGAACGCAACCCTGTGTATCTGACGCGCTTTGGCAAACCGCTTGATGAAGCAGTGAGTGTTGCACAAGATTCACTGTTTCAAGATTTGGGTGTTGGTGAAAATGGTTGCGATTCAGGATTCTGTTGGACATGACAGAAGAAGAACCAGCACGCAAAGGTGAATGCCCATGTGGGTGTGACCTGTTCGGCAACATCACCAATGGTCGCCATGTCAGGGGCTGTGCCTGCAATCGTTGCAGGGGTGCTAGGAATCGGCGCAAAGGTTTGAGCAAACAACGCACAGCGCGCAAAGCATTAGGTGTTGCACCATCAAACAAGTTTGGTGATGCCAATGAAGAAAATTGGAAAGACCCAATCTTCAGCAATGAAGTCAAAGCAGGCAAACAGATTCAACCTGCTGTGACTGCATGGTTGCGAATAGAAGCACAGGTGATTTCAAACCAGTCTGACTTTGGCAGCCTGCGCAAACCCACTAGGGCTGTCCTGATGCCTGATGGCTGGTCTGATGGGCTGGTGATGGTCAGACTGTCGACATGGTCTGAACTGGTGACACCAGCGTTACAGGCTTACTACGAAGAACCCTGAAATCCTTACGCCACAAGGGTTTGCAGATGATTGTTGTGATTGGTGATTAGTTGTGGTTATGATTCAGGTATGGAAACCAACACAACCTTCACCCACAACGGCATCACATACAAAGTCATGCAAATCAAAACACACAGCGAGAAGTTCAGCACTGAACTTGGCTGGTCACACTTTGCAGAACTGAAGCGTGCCAATGGTCGCAGGGCATACCTTGCCAACTTGAACATTGTTGATGGCGCAGTTGCACAGATGAAAGTGGTGATGTGATGACAAAGCCACACACACCAATTGACCAGTTGATTCTTGACAGCAAAGACCTGTCACAGTTCCCCATCACACGCGTGGAAGGTGGCTGGCAGGTCATTGACCAGCGTGAAGGGTTCTGCCATCACCCACGCATCTTCAAGACCAAGCGTGCAGCGCAGGTGGCTATCTGCTCTGTGGTGAAGCAGGCAATGTCATGAGCCTGTCAGAAGCGTCAGGAACCCCTGTGAGCGTCTTTCAGGGCTGGCAGGGGCTGAACCACCCCACAGCCATCAGCAAGGCTTCTAGGGGCTTGAAAAGAAATCTGCCCACAATGCCACCAACAGCCATCAGCCTTGGTTATGATGTCTGTATGGAAACCAACACCACATCACGCAAGCACAACACACTTCTGCCACGCACAATCATCTTTGTGCAAACCAAAGCAGGCAAGGAATACGCAGCAAAGGATTACGCACCGCAGCGTTGGGTCAAGTCAATCAGCAAGTCTGGTGCATTGACATACACAACAGACCCACGCATGGCACGCCGATTCAAAACAGAAGCAGCAGCAGTCGCAGTGTGCAATAACTACGCAGCATCGCTTGTCATTGAATTGAAAGTTGACCAACTGCGATGGACAGACCCTGCTGATGACTGTGGCTTCACATACTTTGGTCACTTTGATGGCAAGACGAACACCAACTTTGACCTGTTCACCAATCAGCCTGTGCAACCACCAGCAGAGTACACACGCATCATGGAAATCTTGAAAGGTGGCAACTGATGAACACATCACCAACACCAATCATCTACACAGACAAAAAAGGTTGCGTGAAGTATTACGCCACCTACCAGTCAGCATGGAACGCTTGCATCAGACTGAATGAAACAGCAGTTGACGGTCAATGGCTGTTTGAAGGTGACGCAATCGGCTGGTATTTAGAGTTCCACAAAGACTGACACACCCAACAATTACAAAGGAAACCAAACCAATGAACACCACAACGAATCAAGCAACTGAGATTTCAAACATCAATTGGATTTACAACGGAATCATCATCACCTATCGCAAAAGCGTCAATAGTCGCAGAATGTTCTTCTACAACATTGATGGCATTGAACATCGCGCACTGTCACTTGAACTAGCAATTGAAGAAATCAACAAAGGAACCAACCAATGAAAACCACAAAGCCAAACAACATCAACTACGCAATGCAGTACCAACTGATGCGCCTATCAGAAACACTGATGCCATTGATGCCAGAAGCCATCATTGACCGATTCAGCGCAGTGGTGACACCACGCATGGAACAAGCAGAACAACAAGCATCACTGATGCACACAGACCGATATGACATGGTTGTGGATTGGGGCTGTCTTGCACAGCGCATCATTCGCACCAAAGTCAGCCGATAAACAAATCTCATCAACAACAAACAAAGGACAGAACATGAGAATCAACACAGCAACACAACTGCGCAAAGAAATCACTGCGCTTGACCTAGCACTGAAGATGCTGCGCGCAGAAACAGAAGGACTGCGCAGGTCAACAGTTACCTTGAAGAAAGCAACCAACGCACCACTGGCACTGTGGGAAGAACACTGGTTTGGTGAACTGCCACAAGCAGAGCAAGACAACATCAACCGCACAGCACGCATGATTGGCAACGCATTAGCAACACGCATCAACCCTGCGCCAGCAGTCAACAACACCATCACTAGCGCAACACCAGCAAAGCCAGCAGCACAGAAGCCTGTGAAGCGCACACGCAAGAAAAGCACAGCACCAGCACGCAACGCACGATGGACAACAGCAGACGACAGAAGGCTGATGCGCATGGTCAAAGCCAAGCAAACACCAGAAAACATCGCAGTGCTTATGGGTCGCAGCACAGGTTCAATCACACAACGCATCAAGATTCTGAAAGCCCGATAACCATGAGCCTTGACCAAGCATTCTGGTTGTTCTTCATGCTTCCACTAATCGCAGTCATCATTGGTGGTGTTCTGTGGGAAGCGTTCAAAGAAATTGCCAATGAAAACACCATCAATAAGCAACGCGTGCGAGAACTGCACCAGCAGAACCATGACCTGCGTGACGAAATCGCACGATTGACCAGACAACGCTGATGGCAATGCACGCACAAATCACAACCATCAACGGCGATGTGTGGCTGTCACCAATCACATTGAAAGTCTGTGCTGATTGGGAACGCTGGTCAGGCAAAACACTTGCAGCGATGGCAGACCCAACAGCATTGGACTTTGCGTACCTGTGCTGGCGCGCTGCTATCTATTCCAAACAGATAAGCAAACGCACATCACTTGATGCTTTCGCCAAGATGGTCAATGGTTGGGAGATAGTGAACATCACACCCAATGGTGTTGACCAACTTGAAGAATGGCTGAAAGAACAATGAAAGAAAGAACTATGACAACATCAGAACATCTGCTGCGCCAATACGCAGTGACAATGGAAATCAGCAAACTGCAATACGACACTATGTATGACTTCACGCGTGATGTGCTGGAACGCCAACTGCGCACAGAAACACAGCAGATAGGCATGACTATTCAAAGCATCAGCCACAGGCATGAAGAAGCATTAGTTATCTTGGAAGATGGCACACCAGTGGAAATCATGAAGATGGCTTGTGTCGCAACAGGATTCATGTCTGCTGAATCATCAGAACAAACCCTACGCAAGATACAAATTGACAACGCACAATCAGAATGGACAGAAGAACAATGAACATCACAATCAACCTTGTTGTGCAGGACTACACAAAGCCTGCTGGCGCAATCATGGTACGCACCTATGACATACCAGAGCGCATGACATTAGAAGAAGCAATCAAGATTCAACGCTTCATTCAAGGCTTCATTGATGAACGCAATCAAGCAGTGAACGCTGTGACCACGCTTCAAGAGCGCATACGCAGAGCCAACCAAGCAATGCAACAAGTTCATGATGACCTAAATGGCTATCACGAAGAAGTTGAAGCATCACCAATATGACCAGATGCACGCGCTGTGACCAACTGTTGTGGCAGTGTGTATGCCCCACCCAACCCAATAAGGAAACCAACAATGAACAGAACCAAGAAGAACATCACTGAACATGGCATCAGTATGTACCGCTACCGCAACTGCCGATGCGACACCTGCAAAGCAGCAGCAGCAGAACAACGCGCACGATTCCGCACACCATCACCCAACAAGAAAATCAGACTTGATGCAGAACCACTGATACAACGCTTGACACTTGATGAGCGTCTTGCATGGGTCAACACAGGGCTGCGCGACAAATGGCGCAAAGGTGGCATTGACATCTACAACGCTGATGAATGGTGTATCAAGTTGGGTTATCACCCATCAGAGATTTGGGGACAAGACTTCTACCAAGACTGCTGTGAAGAAGAACTAATCAACGCATGAAACACCCTGCGAAATACACAGATGTGTTGCTACCAATCTTTCAAACAATCCTAGAAAGAAACCAATGCAACACAGTGCTAGACCCATTCGCAGGCACAGGAAAGATTCACCTGCTGCCATTCATCACCATTGGTGTTGAGATAGAACCAGAATGGGCATCACTAGACACACGCACCATCTGTGGTGATGCAACACAACTGCCATTCAACGCAAACACATTTGACGCAATATGCACATCACCCACCTATGGAAACAGAATGGCTGACCACCACAACGCCAAAGACACATCACAACGCATGACCTACACCCACACGCTAGGCAGACAACTACACCACAACAACAGTGGAAAAATGCAATGGGGCAAGCAATACCAACTGCTACATCTCAAAGCATGGTCAGAAGCCAGCAGAGTGTTGAAACCATCAGGAATCTTTATTTTGAATATCTCTGACCACATACGCAAAGGAACAGTGCAACCAGTAACTGACTGGCACATTGAAGCAATCATCAGTCAGGGATTCACACTCATTGAACACCAACACATATCAACACCAAGATTGGGATTTGGTCAACACAGAACAAAGCGTGTGGAACATGAATCAATCATCACATTCAAAAAAAATTAGGGGTGGCATCACTCATGAATCAAAAACAATCACCAGAAAAAAAATATGCCTAGACCCCCACGCACCTGTCTGACCTGTGGGGTCATGCACCACAACCCATCACG